GAGTTGGCGGCGTCCACGAGTTACGAGGCCCAGGTCCGCGCGTTCAACGCTGTCGGCGACAGCAACTGGAGCCCCCTTTACACGTCCGGGAACACATTCGACGCGCCGGGCATGCCGGAAAACCTGAGAGCGGAGCCGTGGGATGCTAAGCTGCGGTTTGTTTGGTTCGCGCCGTTGGTATACGGCGGATCGGACCCAACTAAATACGAGTACCAGATTTCCGTGCAGGGTAGCGGAGTCTGGCAAAATGACCCGCCCCAATACCAGTATTTTGCCTCGTCTGCCGACAGGGAATATAACGATCTGATCAACCACACCAATTATGATTTCAGGGTGCGCGCCGTTAGCGCGGCGGGTGCCGGCCCGTGGGCTACAATAACGGCGGCACCGTCAAACCTGCCGGCCGCACCGGTACTGGATGCACGGGGCCAGATCGCCACCGGCGGTGGCGGGGCCATAGAATACTGGTGGCCGCGACCATCAGATCGCGGCTCCGGACTACTCGACTCTCACGAGGTCAACTGGCGGGAGGTGGGCACGGAAACGTGGCAATCCCGCGAGGACAGAAGCTTGGAGCTACTGAACGTGCAGGGCTCGCTCCTGGGATATTTGTTCGAAAATCGCGCGCCCGACCCGGGCGATAATATATCAATCGGGCGCCAATACAACGTGCGCGTCAGAAATCAGAACCTAAACGGCTGGGGGGAGTGGTCCAACGTTGTTACGCGGACCGTCGACCAGTCTCCGTATGCGCCCGGTTTTCTTGACATACGCGACCACCCGTACGATAAGGCGCGGACTGTCTGGATTATCTCAGCGTACAATTCCCGGGGCTTGAATTTAGAGATAACCGACTACGGCATGCAGTACAGAACAGCCGCTGACGGTAGCGACCCCGCCGGCGAGTGGGTCGATATACCAGAAGAAAGTCGCGAATTTTTTGGGTCGTTTAGAAACACTTTTACCGTGTGGCGCGAAGATTGGGTGTACGGGAAACTGTACGAGGGCCGCGTCCGCGCGTTCAATGCGGCCGGTTGGAGCCCGTGGACCACGCCAGACTCGTACACCTACGTCGACTGGCCACTGGTTGTGACGCCGCCGACGGTGACGGCCGGAGACGGGCAGGTTACACTGTCCGGCTGGGTGGTTGACCCGCGCGGCTCGCCGATTCTGACCGGTGGCGGCCACGTTGCTCAGTGGCAGGCCGTGGGTGATACATCGTGGATTGAGGTTGCTGCTGATTCCACAGCAACCAGCCTGGTTATCACCGGATTGACCAACGACACGAGCTACAATGTTCGTTTCCGTGCCTATAACGCCGTCGGCGCGAGCAACTGGACGGATATCGTAACGGTCATTCCGATGATATCAGGATAGGGTTGCGTTGTTGGCAAAAACCGATTATATTGTTTAGAGACTTGGAGACAATGCATGAATGAGCAAACACAAATACCAGCGGCCGCCCTGATGGAACGCATGGACCAGATTGAAAAAAAGGTAGATAAAATAGGCGAGATTATCGTCACCCTTGCCCGCGTGGAAGAGCGTCTTGTATCCGTGATTGAGGCGGGCCAGGAACAGAGCCACCAAATTACAGTGCAAGAGCAGAGATTGTCGTCGCTGGAGGTTTTATCGGCGCAGCGCGATGCTATTGCCACACGCCTGGAAAAGGGTGTCTGGATGATCGTTGGAACGGTGCTGTCTATCGCTGTCGGCGGCGTCTTTTTGTGGATTCGCGTAAGCGCAGGCAACTAACGCCCGCAACCGGAAGGAGAGTGCTTCCATGGAACCATATCCGCCTCCGCTGGAGAAGGTGCGCAAAGGCAATTTTCCATACATTTTCAGGATAACGGACGACTACATCTATGAGACCGGATGGGTATTGGAAAAACCATTTGTTTCGAGATGGTTGGAAATCAGCGAGCAGGGCCGTTTGACGGTAAAGGCCAATGAAAATGGCTATGCCTGGAATGGCTGTTCCCCAAAGTGGAGCGTTTACAACCTGTTTATAATCGGGGTGCCGGATGGCCATGTCGACCACCGGACCATGGAGCCTTTCACTTATCGGGCTTCGCTGGTTCATGATGCGCTTTACCAATACCTGGACACCGTTCCGGTTACAAAAGCTCAGATAGACCGCCTGTTTTTAAAGATGCTGGCCGATTTTAAATTACGCCACCTCTATTACTTTGCCGTCAAGTGGTTTGGCGGCAGAGGGGTTGTACAGCGGGGCATCTAACCATCGAACTCCCCCCAGTCTGCGGCGACGGCCCGCGCGGCCGCGTTGGCGGCTCCCCGCTTGTCCTCGTCGTGTATATAGCGCTCTGAAGTCTCCATCTTTTTGTGCCCCAGAAAATTGGCAACCTGCCGCTGGGAGAGCCCCGCGGTGGTGTGCGCGTATGATCCAGCAGTGTGGCGGAGGTCATGGACCCTGAGGTTGTTCAGACCGGCACTCCTGCGGATTGTATTCCATGCGCGGTGGGACCAGCACGTTGGTTTCCGGCCGTCTCTTGGTGACGGAAAAATATAGCCCCGCTTCGGTTGGTGTGCTGCCCGGTGGCGTGTGCGAAGTATCTGCATGGCGAACTCAGCCAGGTAAATGGTTTGGCCGCCGGTCTTGGTTTGTGGCAGGGACAAGATGCTATATTCCCAATCAACATAATCCCACCGCGCCAGGCGCCACTCGTCACGGCGCATTCCGGTGAGCATAAGCAGCAGGATCATGTCCGCGTAGCGCCCCTCCGGGCGCCCCCTGCTTTTGATTGAAGAGACAGCGTGAAAGAGCGCCGCGTTCTGACTTTTTGTGAGGACGCGCTGCTTCTGTTTTTCGGGAAACCGATGTACGCCCCTAAATGGATGATCAGATTTCCAGAGGCCGCAGGCGCGCGCAGCGGAAACGATGAGCGTAATGCAGCGGTTGTACGTGACGCGTTTACCGCTGAGCGCGCGGCGTAACTCTACGGCGTCGGCCGGCACGAGGCTGTCCACCCGCCTGTGGCCAAGCACGGAAATGATGTGTCGCCAAAGGAGCCTGTATAGCCTCAATGTTGCGGGGCGGACAATGTCGTAGACCTGCCCGATGTGTCGTCCCGAAAGATCTTTCATAGTGATAATATCGGCGTTAGTGTTCAGTTCCAATGTGTGCGCGGCGTTCCTGGCCGCGTTCTGGTCCAATGCAGCTTTGGCGAGTGCCCTCGCCCTGGACAGCTTTATGATTCCCGCCCGTCCGATGGTCTTGATATATTGTCGGCCGTATCTGCGATACCTGACAACATAGGAACGCACGTTGTTAGCTGTCACGCGCAGGCCAAACCCAATTACCTTGTCGTCCCAATAGTACCTGTAGCCGTTTTCAGCAGGCGCGAGCGTCGATACCGAAGCTTCGGTGAGGCGGTGGCGGAGTGTTTGTTTCAAGAGTCGGCGCCCCTCAGGTCGGCGTTCTCCAGGTCGGCGCCCCTCAGGTCGGCGTTCTCCAGGTCGGCGCCCCTCAGGTCGGCGTTCTCCAGGTCGGCGTTCTCCAGGTTGGCGCCCCTCAGGTCGGCGTTCTCCAGGTCGGCGCCCCTCAGGTCGGCGCCCCTCAGGTCGGCGCCCCTCAGGTAGGCGTTCTCCAGGTAGGCGTTCTCCAGGTCGGCGCCCCTCAGGTCGGCGTTCTCCAGGTCGGCGTTCTCCAGGTCGGCGCCCCTCAGGTCGGCGTCCTCCAGGTAGGCGCCCCTCAGGTAGGCGCCCCTCAGGTCGGCGCCCCTCAGGTCGGCGCTCATCAGGTCGGCTCTTTCAAGCTCTACCTCTTCTCCAACGGCCTGTTCCACAGCACCCCTAAGGCTCTCCGCCTGTGTAACATAGATCGTCTTACCGCCGACGTTTCTGATAGTGGTCTTTTCCATTTTTTCCTCCTTTGTCGTGGATAGAATTGTACTTCTCCTTTAATGAATATGTAATCATATTTTTTTGCATTGTCAACGACTATTATACCCTGATGATTCAATATGTTACTAATTGTCACAGGTTTTATAGCCGCGGGCCATTGTTTCAACGGAATGCGCATGTGCTTGTATTTGTGCGTTATTCATGTTTTCCGGGGGTTCGTGTAATGCTGTCAGGCTGACAGCACAACAACCAGTTTATGGGCGCCGTCGAACGACCGCCTCCCGCTATTATCAAAATCATCTAAAAAAAACATTGCCAAACCGGCGGTTTTAATGGTAAAGAGCTTAACAAAAATTATCAGCATGAGGGCAAAACAGACATGAAATTCGTTTCAGAGGGCAAGATCATTGAATTTGACCTGCCGGAGGGCAAAACAGTGGCCGATATTGTGCCGGGCAAACCGCTCGTAATCAACCAGATTCTCGTGATTCCCGTAACCGAGCCCAACGCCGACACCAGTCGTTTTCGTTGCGTGTTTGAAGGCAACCAGCAGATCCGCAAAAAAGTCGATGAGGAGTGGTCCGAGGGCAATAAACTTTATCTGGACCAGGCTACCGGGGAGCTCACAAACACGGCCACCGGCGCACCACCTATCGCGATTGCCAGCCGCGCCGCGAGCGCTACCGCCAGATATTCAGTCGTTCGGTTTGACATAGAAAAAACCAACCAGCCCACCACCTTGCTCTATCCGCCGACGATTAGCGTCAGCCGGCCCGACGATCCAGCCCACCAGGCCAACCGGCTATTGCTTGCAATCACAGCGCCAACCGGGGGTGATGCTTCCCCGGACAGCTTCGTGTACCGGTACTCGTTGTCTGCCGACATGGAAGACGCCATCGAAGTGGCTGTCACGACCGACGCGCTTGGCGGCGCACACACGGTATCCGGCCTGACCGCCGGTACGGCCTACTATTTCCAGGCGCGCTCGGTGCTCGGAGACGTCCAGAGCGAGTGGGGGCCGGCAACCCCCAAGACGCTGACAACGCTCGCTGCCCTCAACCCGCCGACAATCGCCGTGGCCCGGTCGGAAGAGATTTTGTCCCAGCACAACCAGCTTGTGGTTACAATTGCGGCGCCGGGAGATGGATACACACCGGACAGCTACGAGATCCACCATGCCGTGGACGCCCAGATGACGGGCGCCACCAGCCCGGTGGCCGCCACGGCAGGCAGCAATATTATCGAGGGCCTGGAAGCGAATACGACGTATTATTTCCAGGCGCGCTCCAAGGACGCCGCCAACGACAGGCAAAGCGCGTGGTCGACCACGTCGCAGGCCGCCACCAGGGATGTCCTGAACCCGCCGCAAAACTTCAGGTTCGAGCAGCCGGACGTCGGCAAGATAGTCCTCAGGTGGGACCACCCCGCCGTCGGCGCCGAACAGACGAATTACAACGTGCAGCGGGCGGCGAGCGCCGAGTTCACCGGATATTATCCAGCGCCCGATGTCGACGGTTCGACCACATCGCTGACGCTCACCGAGTTGCCCAACGAGTCGACGCATTACATCAGGATGCGCTCTGAGATCCATGAGGTCGCCGGCGACACGTCGACTGCCGTGCAGGCCAGTGCGTACACGGCGACACTTACGGTTGTGATCAACGACACGATCAATCCGCCGACAAACGTCGCCGCGGCCACCATAACCGAATCGTCGATGGATCTGTCCTGGACGGCGCCGACGGGCGGGCTGCCGGTGACCGGCTATGACATCAGCTATGCAACAACGGCCGATATGACCGGCGCCACCACCGTGAATCTGACCGGGGTAGCCACGAGCCACACGCTCCAGGACCTGTCCGCCAACACGACCTATTATATCCAGGTCCGCAGCACCACCGGGGGTGGCAAAAGCGACTGGACGACCAAGGCAACCGTGACAACCCTGGATACCCTCAATGTGCCGTCTCATCTCAATGTGACAGATCCAGCGGATCGGCTTAACATGCACACCACCGTGCGCGTCCAGTTCGGGGCGCCGGCAGACGGACATACGCCGGACAGCTACCAGATCCGCTACGCCAAGGACGCGGCGATGACCACCCCAACCGTGGTGTCGGCCGCAGAACCCGGCTCCCACACGATCTCGGATCTGGACCCCAGCACCGAGTATCATTTCCAGGTGCGCTCCAAGGACACCATCAACGTCCGCGACAGTGCCTGGTATCCGGACACGCCGGATAGACATACTACACAGCAGGAGCTTAAAGTGCCGACAGGGGTTACAGTCTCGCCAGTGTCCGCCACCGCGGCCAGAGTCTCGTGGTCCGCACCGGCTACCGGCGCTGCCCCGAACCATTACTACGTGCAACGCTCGGAGAGCAGCGACATGTCAAATCCGGTCGAGGTACGAGTGACCCACCCGACCACCAGCTACGAGGATACCGACCTGACACCCGATACGACATATTATTACCGGGTCAAATCCGTAAAGACCGTCGCCGGAACCTCCCTTATTTTCTATCAGAGCGCTTGGACGGAACCCCCGGCGACAGGGGACACAGCGCAGACGATCAACCCGCCGTCGCGCGCACTGGCACTGTCAGCCGATGAGCTCTCCAGACACGACCGGGTTGTGGTAACACTCGCCGCGCCGGGAAGCGGGCATCCGCCGTCCAGCTACCATATCCAGTATTCCAAAAACGCGGCGATGACCGCCGCAACGATCGTGGAAAACAAGGTGGTGGGAGAAAATACAATTACCGGCCTGGACCCCGCCACGACGTATTATTTTCAGGCGCGGTCCCGGGACGACAATCTCAGCCGAAACAGCACGTGGGCGAGCGCCGCCAGTATCGCCACCCTGGATATCCTCAACCCGCCGGCTTTCCTCAATGTGACCACACCAAGTGATTTTAGAAACAGGCACAGCACCGTGCTCGTCGAGTTCGGGGCGCCGGCAACCGGGTATTCGCCGGACAGCTACGAGATCCGCTACGCCAAGGACGAGGCGATGACCACCCCAACCGTGGCGCAGGCGGCAGTGGCCGGCTCCCACACGATCTCGGATCTGGACCCCAGCACCGAGTATCATTTCCAGGTGCGCTCCAAGGACGCCACCAACATCCGTAGCAGCGCCTGGTATCCGGCCACGCCGAGGACCAGTACCACATTGCAGCAGCTTAACGCGCCGACAGGGGTTGTGGTCACTCCGGTGTCCGCCACCGCGGCCACTGTCTCGTGGGAAGCACCGACTACCGGCGCCACCCCGGACTATTACTATGTGCAGCGCTCGGTTAACATAGACATGTCAAATGCGGTACAAGTCCTTGTGATCGACAGGTCCACCACCTACGAGTACACCGACTTGGCTGCCAATACGACATATTATTACCAGGTCAAATCCGTAATTTTTGTCGGCGGCGCCCCCCCCGCTATTCGCCACCAGAGTGCTTGGACGACACCCCCGGCGACAGGGACCACCGCGCAGACGATCAACCCGCCGTCGCTCACACTGGCGCTGTCCGCCGACGTGCTTCACAAGCACGACCAGGTAGTGGTGACACTCATCGCGCCGGCAGGCGGACATACGCCGGACAACTACCATGTCGAGTATTCCAAAAACGCAGATATGTCCAGCGCAACGCGGATGGAGGACCAGGCGCCGGGAGATATTACGATCGCCGACCTGGACGCCAACACGACTTATTATTTCCGGGCGCGGTCCCGGGACACCAACCTTAGCAGAAACAGCAACTGGACGACCGCCTCCAGTATCGCCACCCGGCAAATCCTCAATGCGCCGACAGGCTTGACGGCGACACAGACAGACGTGGGCAAAATAGCGCTCTCGTGGTCCGAACCGGCTACCGGCGCCGTCAAGACCCATTACAGAGTACAGTACGACGTGAATAACGGCTATATCAGCCCCGGGATTGGCGAAACGGTATCCGAAGCCCTGACAGTCGACTCGCTCACCGACAACGCGACGTATTATATCGGGGTGCGCTCGGAAATTCGCGAGGGGAGCACGGTCGTACAGGCCAGTGCGTACACGACTGAGATCACAATTTTAATTAATGACGCGGTCGACCCGCCCACGACCGTGACGGCGACCGCTACCAGCACAACCGCAATAACGGTTGCCTGGGCAGCGCCGACAACCAGTATAGGGCTGACGCCGACCAGCTACGAAATCCAGTACGCAGAGACCGCGGATATGACCGGGGCGGAAACCCCAACGGCCGCCGGTGCGGGCACGAGTTTCGCGCTTACAGGTCTCACACATGGTACCACGTACTATATACAGGTCCGCGGCATCACCACAGGCGGCGGGCGTAGCGCCTGGCAGCCCCCATCGACAGCTGAGGCGGCAACGTTTCCCTCGATCTACCCGCCAACGGCGCTCTCGCTGGTTACCGCCGAACAAACGCTAATCGAGCTGTCCTGGACGGCCCCGACCGAAGGCGTCCCACCGACGAGCTACGATATCCGGTGGGCCACGAGCGAGGACGCCTTGCCGAGTGCCACCGTCGCAAATCAGGCTACCGGCGTGAGTTACCGAATCACGGGCCTGACCGCCAACACTACATATTATGTGCAGGTCCGGGGACGGGCTGCGAGCGAGACAGGCCAGTGGTCCGCGACGTGGAACTGGACAACCCCCGAACTGCCGCTCGCCACGCCGACTTTTACAACCCACCGGCCGGCAGATTTACGCGACCTGGATATCGAGCTTGGGATCAAGGTTATCAAGCCGGCAACCGGGCATACGCCGGATGCATATCACTGGAGGCACGCAAAAGACAGGGACATGACGGACACTGTTACAGGGCCCATCACAGTACAGTTGGGGCGTGCCGACTATGGGGGTTTGGCAAGAGATACCCAGCATTATATGCAGGTGCGATCGGTGGACACAACCAACATACGCAAGAGCGACTGGGCCCCGACGCCGAGCCATCCCTATAAAACTACAGATATACTCCGGCCGCCGCAGCCCGGTTTTACACTGGTAGCTAATATAGACGCACTAAATAGACGGCAAATCCGTGTCTCTTGGGCTATTCCCCAATCCGGCCGCTCCACGGAGCCCGCTTATGTAAACCAGACAAATTTTATGGTCTATTGGTCGGTCAACGGCGACATGAGCGTCCCACCGAACAACAGTGATTCGAAAATCGGAGGCGAGGCCTATGTCCTTAACCCGGCCACGCAATATTTAATCCAAGCGCCCGCTCCAGGCCTGAACGCCAACAGGAAGTATTATGTCCAGCTCGAGTCCGTAATCGACACCGATCAACCGCGGCATTACAGCGCGCGTACTGCGATCAAGAACGTCACGACGCCCGCTTAATTACAGGCTGCAGGGACGCAGCGGGACGATGGGCTATGATTGCCCGTCGTCCTTGACCTTTCCCATCTCGGCCAGGTCTTTCTCGGCCCTGGCACATAGCGCTGTCAATGCCCTGATGACCGTGTCCCGCACGGCCAGCCTTTGACCGTGTTTCTGGCCGGCCTTACGTAGTTGCCTGATATTGAAGAACAATTCCTCGGGGACCATAATGTTTAGATTTTTTTCACGCCTGTTTGATTTCAAAGATTGCCACGCTGTCATTGTACCCTCCATTGTTTCTGGTGTCTGTTAATGAGATATTGAAACATTATTGCAATATTTTGTCAATTAAATAATTCATAAAAAAACCAAAGAAAAACACCTTGACAAATAGTTTGGCGATGTGTACGCTCTATGTGTCATGAGATTAACCCAAAAAGGAGGCAGGAAATGAACAAACTACAAGTGGAAGAACGTGTCCGGACTCTCACAAAAGCACTTCACCATCACAATTATTGCTATCACGTCTTGGATGATCCTGAAGTTTCCGATGCGGAGTATGACCGCATGATGAAGGATCTGATCCGCCTCGAAAAAGCTTTCCCTGAGCTGCTCGCCGCGGATTCTCCCAGCACCCGCGTGGGGGCTCCGCCGTTGGCTAAATTCGATACGGTAGCGCATACCATCCCGATGCTGGGTCTCGACAATGGTTTTACCGACGACGATATCCTTGCTTTTGACCAGCGGGTCAGGCATAGCCTGGGCCGTCAAGCCGAAACAGCTTACACGGCCGAGCCGAAAATAGACGGCGTTGCAGTTGAGCTCGTATATCAGGACGGCCGCCTGCTAGTGGCATCAACTCGGGGTGACGGCATGACCGGGGAAGATATTACGGCAAATGTCAGGACTATCCGGTCTGTTCCTCTTGTTTTGCGTAACGCCGGGGCGGCGCCTGTTCCTTCACGCCTCGAAGTCAGGGGCGAGGTGTACATCAAAACCGCGGCTTTTCAAAAATGGAACCAGGAAAGGCTGGATAAGGGCCTGCCGCCCATGTCCAACCCAAGGAATGCGGCGGCCGGCTCCCTGCGGCAACTGGACTCGAAAATCGCGGCCGCTCGACCACTGGAGATATACTTTTACGGGGTCGGGAAGGTAGACGGCTACACATGCAACTCCCACTGGCAACTCCTGCAGGCGTTGAAGCGATGGGGGTTTCGGGTTAACCCGTTGGTTAGACCAAATATATCAATCAGGGAGGCCTTGAAGTATTATTGCCGGCTGAGCGAACACCGCAACCGGATTGCTTATGATATAGACGGCATGGTTATCAAGGTCGACGACATGGCACTCCAGCAGCGCATGGGGGTAACCGCCCGGAGCCCACGGTGGGCCATTGCCTATAAATTTGCGGCAGCCCAGGAAACCACTGTGCTCGAAGATATTGAGGTGCAGGTGGGGCGCACCGGGGCCTTGACGCCAGTTGCCCACCTCAGACCAGTTGATATAGCGGGCGTAACGGTGACCCGCGCCACCCTGCACAACCAGGACGAAATAGAGAAAAAAGATATCCGCATCGGTGACACGGTGTTGATTCAACGGGCCGGAGATGTTGTTCCCGAGGTGGTTAAGGTCATTTCGTCCAAGCGCACCGGTGCCGAAAGAAAATTTTCATTGCCTGCTTGCTGTCCAGTGTGCGGCGCCGCGGCTGTGAGGGCGCGGGGCGTGGTTGTCTTGCGTTGCAACAACGCCAGTTGTCCTGCTCAAATAAAGGAGCGCATCAAGCATTTCGCCTCCAAGGACGCCTTTGACATAGAGGGGCTGGGCAACAAGCTCGTTGGGCAACTCGTTGATCGAAAATTGCTGGAGACAGCGGCCGACATTTTCAAGTTGGATACAGCCGCCCTGTTGAGATTGGAGAGAATGGGACAAAAAACGTCCCAAAATTTAATAGGCGCCATCGAAAATAGCAAGCAAATCAGCTTTTCCAAGTTTTTATATGCACTCGGCATCCGGTACGTCGGTGAACACGTCGCCGCTGTGCTGGCCGGAAACTTCAACAGCCCTACGGATCTGGCTGGCCTCTCGGCGCATGATCTGACCGCGCTCGGAGGCATCGGCGACAAGGTTTCCGAGAGCGTTGTCAGTTTTTTTAAAGAAGAAAGCAACTTGCGCCTCATCGAATCAATCCTTGACAGTGGTGTGCAGATTGTCTTCACAGCGCCCAGTGGTAATCAGCCAAGTGAGTGTGTGGACAGAGCCTTTGTCTTGACCGGCGCCCTTCAGGGCGTAACCCGTCGTCAAGCTAAAGGGTTGATAACGGCCGCAGGTGGTAAGGTCAGCGGGTCGGTTGGCCGTAACACGGATTATGTGGTTGCCGGCCTGGCAGCGGGGTCCAAACTGCAGCGAGCAAAGGAGATAGGCGTTGTAATAATCGACGAATCAGAGATGTTGAATATGCTGGCAGCATAAATCAACCAATTATTGTTGACATCCCATGAAAATTTCTGTCCAATCCAATGCAAAGGAAATCACGCGCCAAATAGGCTTTTTTGCTAAAGAGCAGGTTCCCTTCGCGCTATCCCAGGCTATTAATGACGTCGCTAACGAAGCCAGAACCCACCAACTCGCCAAACGAGTACGTTATTTTACAATGCGGACAACGTGGCTTCGGAAGAAGGGCGCCATCAGGGTAGTTCGTTCTCACAAGCGGCAATGGCCGGATATTCATGCGTATATCGGTGTGCCTGACACAGTTGCAGCACTTGTTGCAACAGGAGGTATACGCAAAGCGGCGTCGGTGGGACTTGGCTCAATGGCAGTCCCGTATTCGCGCTCGAGAAGCGCCGGCGGTCGCTCGGCCCGCGAACTGCTCAGCCCGCAGTTGAAAACGTTGCGTGAACGTGTGTGGCCGAAACGGCTGCTGGCGCTCAAGGTGAAAAAGCGGTCCCGGCGAGCCTATTTCCTAATAAAATCTGGTGGGACACGATACGTAGCAATGCGCCAGCGTAGGGGACGCCGGACAAAAAAAACACAGCCCTTGCAGTTTTTGTATGTTTTGAAAAGCCGCGTGGAAATCCCGCAAACATGGCCGTTTGAGAAACAGGTTGGCAACCTTGTACATTTCCGCTTTCAGCCCTTGTTTGCAAAACGCCTCGAAGCGGCAGTGAGAATAATGAAATAGGAGGTGGCAAAATGCTGATATATAGTCAATGTTGTTGCGGTAATGGATGCTGTAGATATTACACCAGAGACGTGGCGGTGAAGTGTGATGACGGATTGTGCTGCGGAGCTGGATGCCAAACCGAAAAAAGGAGGAAAAATGGTACCAACAAAAAAATCAAGGATAGTGTTAAAAATGGAGCAAGCGGCAAAAAACATGGCGTTTGCCGAACCAGGAGATATGCCAGAAAACAGCATGGAAGTTGCAAACCAAAATCAAGACACACTCCGCAAAAAAAATACCACCGAGCCCAACAAAAAATTTTCTGCCGATGCCATCATCGCCCGAATTGAGGCAAACCGCGGCCCGCTGCCCACCCGGGAACAAGCCGAGTTGGAGTTTGAAAAGCACGCTTTTTGGAAAAAGAAAAAAACGGCAAGCATCCTACCGGCGGTTAGTGAAAAAAAGCTGGATTATTGGCCGGACAAAAGCCGTTCCATGCCAAATCCGTTAACCAGGTGTCCGCTGTTTGCCGTGCTAAAGCCGGGCGAACGACGATGGCACAAAGACGAAATCATTGCAAGCCGGGGAGACTCTCGGATTATTTATACCGGAGAACAGTTAGACCAAGCTGATTGTGACGTGTGGCTACAGGCGTTGCAGTTCTCCAAAATTCAAGATGTTGGCGAACGAATCCATATTAACAGGGCCATGTTCCTGCGGGAAATGGGGCGACCGACCAGCGGCAGTAATTACCAATGGCTAGACCGTGCGTTGCACCGCTTGGTGGCGGCAACCATAGATATTCATACGACGCGGTATCAGCGGACGCTAGGGCTGCTAGATGCCTACCGGCGTGACAAAGGGACCGGTGAATACTGGATACGCATTTCAGTTGAGGCGCTGGCGCTGTTCGATCGCAACGCCACCTCCTATATCGATTGGAATATACGCAAACAGATTGGCCGCGGCCAGCAGCTGGCAAAATGGTTGCAGAATTATGTTTGCGGCCACGCCAGAGGACAGCACCACACGATTGGAATAAAATCTTTGCATGAGTGGTGCGGCACGACAGGGCGCTTGCGCGACTTCGAGGGGCGGGCTTTACCTAAAGCAATGAAAGAGATTAAACGGCTTGGCATCATCGAAAAAGACAAAATACGCAAAGACGGCATGGTCACTTGGCTCCGACCGTAGCTCTAAAATAACCATCGACATAGCTGCGCGGTTTATCGACATAGCTGCGCGGTTTATCGACATAGCTGCGCGGTTTATCGACATAGCTGCGCGGCACCTCTTTGTAACCCACCGTAATTACTTCACATAAAATCCTCAAAATCCCCTTAACCAGTTCTTAACCAATAATTAACCGGACACCGCGGAAAAAACTTCCGCGGGTCCTCCCTGTGCGTCACCTATCGGGGTGCCGCGCGGACCGATCGGTACCGACTTTGTGATTTTATTTTTGTGTTGTAATAAAAAGTTGAGTTCCATGCTCTGTTGTGTTACGTAAGCGAAAGGGGAAACCTACATTATTTGTCGTAATCAACTGAACCGTGAAAATGATATGAAAGATGGCATCTAAAAAACACAAGAAGCGAAAGCCGACCAAACGCAAGATATTCTCGCCAACGCTGGCGGATAAAATTATCTTCCGCTCTATTAACGAACTGTCACCGAGCGCAAAAAATCCCCGCGTACACTCACGGGACCAGATAGATCAGATTGCAGCATCCATTGTCGAATTCGGTTTCACGAACCCCCTGTTGATCCGCGCCGACGGCACAATCATTGCCGGTCATGGTCGGCTCATGGCCGCACGCACACTGGAACTCGATGAGTTGCCGGTGATTGTTCTAGATTACCTCACGGATAAACAAGCGCGGGCTCTTATAATAGCCGACAACAAGCTTGCCCTTAACGCAAGTTGGGATGATGATCTGCTCCATGCCGAAATCGCGGCATTAGAGGCCGAGTCGTTTGACATAAACCTGCTTGGTTTTTCGTCCACGGAAATTAATGGCCTCCTATCGGTTGGCGTTCCTGAGATGGATGAGGGAAATATCCCGGAACCCGCCAGCAGTACAATCACACGACCCGGCGAGGTGTGGTATGTAGGAGACCACAAATTATTTCTCGGGGAAGACGGGCTCGAGTCTATCGATGATTTTCTCAACAGGTGGTCGGAGAAGTACCCGTCTCAAGAGGCTACCCTCGATGGAAAAATGTTGAGTCAGGTAAGGCGGGAGAGGATGGGAAATAATGGCTGAAGAGCTGTCGCAATCTGGCCTGGCAACGCTTTTGGGTGTGACGCAGCAACGGATCAGCAAAGCGATCCAAAGCGGCGTGCTGAAAAAAAGTGTTAAGCGCGTCAAGCACGGCAAAACCAATCGTTACATTATCAACAAAGAGCTCGCACTTACAGAATGGGCGGCCAACATAGATCCGTCGAAACAACGTGACCCGCAAAAGGCAGCCCAGACAACGGAAATGAATACATCCGTCGGCCCGGGTCTCAGCAGTTATCAGAAGGTCAAAACAATGAACGAATTTTACAAGTCACAGCTCACGAAACTGGAGTACGACATTAAGATAGGTAAGTTTATCCCCGCGGATATTGTAAAAATACAGAGTTTTAAGTTGGCGCGTCGCGTACGCGACGCGATTCTGGGCGTGCCCGACCGCATCAGCCCGGAACTGGCAGCGTGTAGCTCAATCCGGAAAACCAACACAATCCTGCGGGACGCACTTTCTACGGCACTGACAGAGCTGCAGGACCTTGCACGATATGCATCGGACACCGACAGAGTATCGTGAGAAATCCGCCCGTGTCGCGGAGGACGTGATCGCGCAGGCCGTCTGCGGCGGTCTCATGCCGACCAAAACGCATCTAACCGTATCCGAGTGGGCCGACCGACACCGAATTCTATCGAGCCGGGCCTCTGCGGAACCCGGCCGCTGGACCACAGACCGGACACCGTATCTACGCGGCCCAATGGACGCACTTTCGTCACGCGACCCGTGCCGAGCTGTCGTACTGGTGTTCGGGGCCCAACTCGGAAAAACCGAGACCGGCCTCAACTGGATAGGGTCGATCATTGACGTGTCGCCCGGCCCCATCTTGATGGTCCAACCTACAGACCAGACGGCATCGAAAATCGTTCGACAGCGCCTTGATCCGGCCATAGCCGATACACCCTGCCTGTTTAACAAAGTAAGCCGGTTTAAAAAACGCGACGGTGGAAACTCCAGGGAATCCAAGGAATTCCCGGGCGGCATTTTGTTCATCACAACAGCCGGGTCGGCAGCAAACCTGGCCTCGGTGCCGATCCGGTACCTGTTTTTAGACGAAGTGGATCGATACCCCGGAGACGTGGGGGGCGAAGGCGATCCGATTACTCTGGCACGTGCCCGGACACGGACATTTAGTATGTCCAAGGAGCTCATTACCTCAACACCAACCGAAACCAACGCATCGCGCATATACGAGGAATATCTGAGATCGGACCAACGGCAATATCACGTCCCGTGTCCGTCGTGCGGCGAGTACCAGGCGCTGACGCTCGAAAATCTGGTGTGGGACAAGACGAACAAGCCCGGCGGAACAACCCATCATCCGGAAACCGCTCATTACCGGTGCGCACATTGCCAGTGTGCTATCACCGAAGAAAAAAAAACCGCTATGCTGGCTGCGGGCAAATGGATTGCCCAGGCGCCAGAATCCAAATTTATCGGGCGGCAGGGTTATCACCTGAACTCACTTTATTCACCGCTTGGATGGTATTCATGGGCTCAGATTGCTTCCGACTTTATTGACACCAAACAAAAGCCGCACCTGTTGAAAACATTCGTGAACACGGTCCTCGCGGAAACGTGGCAAGAAGAGGGGGAGGTGCCGGATTGGCAGGTGCTCTACCGTCGGCGACGCGATTATAAGTTCGGTACGTGCCCCAAAGGCGTTCTGTTTTTGACCGCCGGGGCCGATGTGCAGCGCGACCGCATCGAGGTCGAAATTGTCGGCTGGGGCCGAAACATGCACTCATGGTCGATCGATTACCACGTATTTCCAGGGGATACGGCCAGTATGACACCCTGGGTTAATTTGTGGTCGCTATTGACAAGACGGTGGCCTGCCAACGGCGCTGGGGATGATGCCACGCTTGGACTCCAGATGATTGCCGTTGATAGCGGCGACCAAACCCAGCTCGTCTATACGCGGGTTCGCGAGATCGGAGACCAGCGCGTCATGGCTGTGCGCGGATTTGATAATAACGTCGTGGTCGTGGGCCAACCAAAGGTTATGGATATAGATTTTGGCGGGCGAAAAATTTATCGCGGGGTTAAAATGTGGCCCGTTGGCAGCAGCATCATAAAAACTGAAATTTACGGGTTTTTACGACTTTTACCGTCCCTTGAGCCAAGTGAGCCAAATCCGGTCGGTTTTTGTGAGTTTCCACAGTATCCCAAAGAATTTTTTCTCCAGCTGACCGCCGAGCGGCGCGTTCAGCGCGTAACAGGGGCCAAAACAATCTTTCGCTGGGAAAAAAACTATGAGCGCAACGAGGTCCTGGACTGTCGGGTTTATGCGCGGGCGGCCGCATTTGTTTTTGGCCTCGACCGACTGACCGAAAGGCAATGGATCCAGTTAGAGGAACAGCTTGCAAAACCGACTAAAATAATACATAATAAAAAAAAACGCGGACCAAATCCATTTACGGGAGGCGAACCATATGAGTTGTAATTTTACCCAGACGCAATTGGATGCCCTCGACGCCGCCCTCGCCGAGGGTGTAAGAAGAGTCAAATACCAAGACAAAGAAGTCGAATATCGATCCCTGCGCGACATGCTGGCTCTGCGGGAAATAATGGCCGACTGCCTCAGCGCAGCCAACTTGGCGGATGAAGCTGCATCGAGCGGCCGCTCTCGGCGCGCCATTGGTATTTTTAGCCACGGATTATAGGGGGGGCATGTCTATAATCGACCGCATCATCGAATATTTTTCACCTGAAACCGCTGTCCGACGGCGGGCCGCGAAGGTTTCTCTTGAATTGCTTAAGCGGCGGTTCGATGGCGCCTCGCAACTGCCGCGGTTTTCGGAGTGGCGGCGTAGCGGCACGTCCGCTGACGCTGCCGCCCTGCCGGGCCTGGCGACACTCCGAAACGGGTCGCGAGATCTGACACGGAACAACCCGTGGGCAGAACGAGCCCTGACAATCATTCAAACCAACGTCGTCGGCACCGGTATACGGGCCAATATCAGCGCGACCAAACGCCTAAAAAACACATGGAGAGCCTGGGCCCTGACGCGGGATATGGATTACGAGGGTCGCGCCGACCTGTTTTCCATGCAACATCTGTGTATTCGTGCAATTGCGGAGAGCGGTGAGGTGTTAATCCGCCGCCGGTGGCGCAGTGTCGAGGGAGATCCTCGCCGAACCGTCCCTTTCCAGATCCAGATGCTCGAACCCGACTATATCGATGAGTCTAAAACTGGAAAGACGGAAGACGGGAATGAGATCAAATCCGGCATCGAATTTAACCCTGCCGGCCGCCCCGTGGCTTACCATTTGAGGGAGCAGCACCCCGGGGATGCGAGCTCAATGGCGGACACCAAGAGTTATCGCGTTTCTGCAGATGACGTCATCCACGCGTTTGATCAGCGCCGCGCAGGACAGACGCGCGGATACCCATGGTGTGCCCCGGCTATCCGCCGCCTGCGGGATTTTGACGGCTTTGAGGACGCGCAGCTGGTGCGCCAAAAACTGGCTGCCTGCTTTACGGCATTTGTCCATGACGCCACCGGGGCGGGGGCAGGGGGGATCACCGGATTAGGTCCGAATTCGCCGACGGAAGCCCAATTAGAATATTTGCAGCCGGGTGTGGTAGAGTGGCTCCCGCCTGGCAAGGACGTAAAATTTCCAACGCCGCCCGGCGCGGAAAACTACAGCGAATATACAACCAGTGTTTTGCGCGGGATCGCGGCGGCCTACGGCATTACCTACGAGGCGCTCACCGGCGACTATGCAAAGGTAAATTTTTCTGCCGGTCGCATGGGGTGGATAGAGATGTCGCGGAGTGTGGCGCGGTGGCAGGCGTTGATGAGGGTGCAGTTGCTCGACCCGATTGCCGCGTGGTTTTTGCAGGCCATGCAGGCGCCACCGAAGACCGAAATCAAATGGCTATTCCCGCGCCGCGAAATGGTTGATCCAACAAGAGAGATCCCCGCTTTGATTTCCAGCATTCGCGCCGGGCTCACGTCACTGCAGAGAGCCCAGGCCGCACATGGATATGATAGCGATGAAATTCTCACGGAAATTGCCGAGGACACCGCCGCGCTGGACAAACTCGGGATTGTGTTAGATATTGATCCCAGACATGACAAAAAAGAGGCCAACGGCGATGAATCAGGAACATAAAAGCACAAATAAAGCAACGATACACATGCGAAATGGCAATATACTATCCTCCGCGTGGCGGGACAACTACATGGGCGGGCAAGATAAAACCCTGATTGTAGAGGTGAGTTACGCCTCTACGGTCCCAGTCCCTAGGCGGTATGGGAGTGAGGTGCTGGATGTCAGTCCCGGGTCCGTACGCTTGGAGCGTGCCAATTCCGGTGCCATGAGCGTTATGTTGGACCACTCAGGAAAAATATCCGATGTTGTAGGTTTGGTGTTGCAGGCAGACGAAAAATCTGCCATAATAGCAATATCACAGCGAGATGATCTGGATTGGTTTAGACAAGACCTGGTTGCTGGGGTGTACCGGAATATCTCTGTCGGATATCGCATTTACGATATTGAGGAAAAAACAGAGGGGCCAGATTCGGACACACTGGTAACGGTGACCGATTGGGAGCCGGTTGAGATATCGTTTGTGGCAGTTCCCGCGGACCCGACGACAAAGGTCGAAAATTTATATAATAGCGAAACAATGGAGAAGACATTAACCATGAAGTCGAAAAAGCAAAAACCAGAAGGAATCGACATGTCTAAAGGCTACCAAACAAGGGACGTTCTACCCGACCAGGGGGCAGAACCAACAGACTCCCAGAAACAAGCGGAATCAACGGGCACCCATCATCAAGAGGACAGGCCACCCGTCGAACCTGACGAACAGATTCTTGCCGGACCGACGCAGCGCCCCTCCTTCGCTGCGTCGCATAAAGCGGCCGACGAACCTGAACGGGCCGGTTCGTCGGCCGCCACCTCCACCGACGATGGAGACTCCCGAAAAATGGTTGAGCAGGAGCGGGAGCGCACCTTAGGGCTCTGCGCGCTGCGGCATTACCCCGGCGTAAAGGAGGCGGATATTAACGGGTGGATTGCGGATGGCGTGACACCAGCGACGGCGCTCAACCAGGCAATTGCCCGCCTTGCTGATGAGGACGCGGCAACATCTACGCGCGCTCGCATTTCCATGGACGGGCCCAGCGAATGGGAGAAGCGCCGCGATGCCATGCAGGCATACTTGTTACACCGCGCATACCCGGAAAGCAACGAGCTGCCCGAGCACGCCCGTAAGTATTACGGGGATGTCCATTGTTGAGCTGGCACGGGAAATCCTCGGGCGGCGACACAGTGAGGGTATTAACCGTCACGAGATTATTTCGCGGTCGATTTCGGGATTTAACGAGACAACCTCGACGCTGGTTAACCTGCTGGAAAATATTGCCGGCAAAACCCTGAGAATGTCATATGATAACACACCGCGTACATTCCTGCCATTTTGTCGCAGGACATCGGTGCCGGATTTTAAAGAAATTTCGCGGGTATCATTGTCCAACGCGCCGTCACTGGAGCTGGTGGATGAGGCTGGTGAATTCACCCACGGTTCTTTCGTCGATTCGGCAGAAAAATACCGAATCCTGACCTACGGGAAAATTGTCAGCATCACACGGCAGGCCCTGGTTAACGACGACCTCGACGGACTGACGAGAGTCCCGCAAAAAATGGGCGCCGCGGCTGCACGATTGGAAAACCGGCTCATCTATGACCTGCTCACCGACCAAAACACAAAAATTGGTGAAATTGCACTATTTAATACCGGAGACCCATGGGAGAATGCGATTGCGGACGCGACCTTAAACGTTGAAAGCTTGGCGAACATACGGGAAATTATGCGTAGCCATACGGACCCGTCCGGTGAGGACATTCTCAACCTGGAACCCCGCTACATGGTCGTCCCCGCGGCCCTGGAGATTAAAGCGCTGCGCTTGGTGGCCGATGTCATGCCAATAAATCAGGACGATGTTAACCCGTATTCGAGAACGTTTAAGGTGATTACAGAGGGATACCTGGATAGTAAGGGCTCCGGGACCTACTACATGTTTGCGGATACAGGGCAGATCGATACAATCGAGTATGCCTATCTCGATGGACAGGACGGTCCCTACATGGACACCAATGTAGGGTTTAACCGTGACGGCGTCGAGTTCAAGGTGCGGCATGATTTTGGCGCAGCGGTTATTGACTATCGGGGAATATTCAAGGCAACCGAACCGATAACACCATAAAAGAGGTTCTTTTATGGTTGATAATTTTAATACGATCGGAGTGATATAAAATGACGGATGACACTGGATTTAGATCAGAGGGCAGGGCCCTACAGCTAACGGCACCAGAAAACGGAGTGGTGGTTGGCGTCCCAGTTTTAATCGGCAACATCCTCGTAATCCCGAATAAAACCGCTGACGAGGGCGAAACATTTGTCGGCGATACATCGGGGGTCTGGGAGGTGCCAAAATTCGCAGGGGACGCCGCCGAAACTGACCAGGTGTGGGCCCAGGGCGAAGCTATCTATTGGGACGCCGCAGAGTCGAAGTTTACCAAAACGGCGGCTAACAACGAGCGGGTGGGCATCGCCACAGAGAATGCCGCCCAGGAGGATGAAACCGGCACTGTCCGGCTTAATGGCATTGCCATTGACACAGCCTAACCCATGAGCTGGACAGAAAGGGTATCGAGATTGCTCGGCCATTGTACATCTCACGGCGCATTTGGCGTTGACACAATCCATGTGCCAGCGGAACCGGGATCATTATCTCAAACGCTTAAGGGTATTTGGTCCGACGTCTACCTGAATATAGGGGCCGCGGATTCCAGCCGAGAGGGCTCCGCCGAGATGGATGTGGTCGTCATGTCGAGTGATCCAAATGTTGGCTTTCGGAGCTCGGATTTTAATTCTGCGCCGCGGCGCGGCGACGGCATAACCAGAAATGACGGAAGGCAATACACCGTCCGATCGGTCGAGCCAGACGGTGAGGGCGGTGTTACACTGTTCGTGGAGCAGGTGTTATAATGCGCAGCGAGCTCGTGGATGCCATTATCGAAAATCTGGGGAATCCAGACCGCTGTAATTGGCAGGTGAAGCCAACGTTTTTAAAAAACCCGTTTCGTGAAATCCACGCCAACGAACTGCCTGCGGTTAGTGTTACGATTATACAGGGCAGCGCCGAGCGCATGACAACAGATATCGAATACGGGTTCGTCGAGAAACTCCAGGTCGCATATGTCGCCCAGGGAAACAATGACGATCTCATAAACGATATCTACCTCGGAATGGAGACCATAGAAGAGTGCCTGATTAACAGCGAGAATGATTCGTTTTCGGAGAATTCGCTGTGGTACAAGGTTGATGACCTGGAACTGACCGGGTGGGCACTGGATCTGCAAAATGCCAATGTGGGTACCGGCGCCGCCGTTTTGCAGTTTGACGCTATCGTACACCGCGTCTTTACGCAGACGCTGCGCAACCTAGGCGAAATCCAAGTTGATATTGAACATCGCGGCGAGAGCTTTTTTGGCGATCCAGGCGGCGACCACGGGACAGAGATCGAATTTCCTGCCGCTCCAGATGACGATTCTGACGGCGATTCTAACGATCCAGGCGGCGATCACGGGACAGTGATCGATAATACACAATAATACGGGATTAAGAAAATGGCGATATCATTTAACGAAATACCACTCAATATCCGGGTACCCGGCGTATACAGCGAGTACGATTCGTCCCAGGCGGTCACCGGGTCCGGGGTCCAGCCGTTTAACGGAATTTTAATAGGTCTGAAAAATGAAGAGGTCTCTAATAACGATGGAACCCCGCTGGGGACCCTCGCCGATGATGCGTTGCACGTCATACCGTCAGCCAAACATGCTGCTGAATATTGGGGGGCGGGCAGCCTGTTGCATCGCCAGGCGATCGCGTGGTTCGCAAATAACCGCTCAACACCGGTCTATGGGATTGCCACCAGCATTGACACCACCGCTGGTCGCGCGAGCCGGTCGCTCCAGATCGAAGCCGCACAAACCACGATTTCCTCAGCCCGCTTGTACATAGCCGGTGAATTGATCCTGTTTGGCGGCACCGGTCCCGACCCGGCCACGACGGCCGTCAAGTGCGCTGAGGATTTGAGGACAAAAATAAACGCGAGGCCCGATCTGCCAGTAAGGGCCGAAATTTCCCCAGTTCAGACCGATACCGTTGTGGTGCGAGCTAAATTCAAAGGCGCCGTCGGCGATCAAATTGATATACGGGAGACGCTGTATGTCGATGACGTGCAGGCGCCTGGACTAACATTTGCCGCCACCGGCGGCCCCGGCCGACTGACCGGTGGTACCGGTGATCCGCCGGCTATCGCGACAACGTTTGGTAAAATCGTGGACAGAAATTATAACATGTGGGTGTTTCCATTTGCGGATTCAACTTCGAAAAAAGCATTGGATGGCGAGTTAAAGTTGAGATCAGAGCCAACCCAGCAAAATGACGGTATGGCGTTTTTTGCGTCCGACATGAAATACACCGATCTGGTTGCCTTGAATGCAACGTATAATAGTAAATACCTGACGCACATCTGTTTTCCAGGCCCAAAAAGTTCGGATGCGGCCGGCACCGGCAGCCCGACGCCGGCCTGGGAACTCAGTGCAGCCTATGCCGCCCAGGCGGCACAGAGTCTGTCTATCGATCCAGCAAGGCCCCTGCAAACCCTGCCGCTGGTCGGTATAAAAGCACACGCGACGGCACGCTGGTCCTGGGAAAATAACAATGGTCTGCTCGGTAAAGGGATCTCGCCGACATACGTCGACGGCGGGGGTAATGTCCGGCTCTGGCGAGCAGTTACAATGTACACGACGAGTGCGTTGGGAGTCGATGATACTGCTTATCTCAACGTCAATACTGTTTTTACCCTCGCCTATATTCGGTGGTCGGTCCGGCGACGGCTGGGCCTAAAATTTCCGAGGTACAAATTGGCTAACGACGGCACTCGATTTGGCCGCGGTCAGGCCGTGGTAACACCCAAAATCATTAAATCTGAAATCGTGGCCCTGTTTGGCGAGTGGGAGAACATAGGAATCGTGGAAAACGCGGACAACTTTGTAGAGGACTTGATCGTCGAACGCAACACCAGTGATCCGGATCGCGTCGACGTGAAGATGCCGCCGGATTTGGTAAATCAGCTGCGGGTCACTGCAATCCAGATACAATTCATCGTGTAGCAGGAGAAAAAAATGGGAAAACGCGTTGGGGGTATCATATTTGTAAAAGTCGACGGCCACCAATATTCGGCCAAGGGGGCCTGGGAATACAACCTAGGTGTCCCGAAGCGAGAAGCGGTAATCGGGCACGATGGTTATCACGGGTACAAAGCACTGCCGCAGGAGGCGTATATTTCGGGCGAGATTACCGATAACGCCGACCTCAACCTGCGGAGAGATCTGCTTGAGGTGGAGAACGCTACCGTGACACTGGAGCTGTACAACGGAAAAATCGTCATGCTCCAAAACGCCGATTTTACCGGGGCCGGAACAGGGCAGACCGAGGAAGGCAACATCGCCGTCCGATTTACCGGAGAGGCCGCCAAAGAAATCAGGTAATGACGGCGCCGCGTCGAGAGATAATGCGCCGAACGTGCACAACGAAGCCCGTACGACGACCATCATAATACTGTTATCGGAGACGGATAAATGGCGAGCATTGAGGTTAAACTGGAACACCCGTTTGTTTACGACCCGGACGAGCCGAAAATCACATCCATTGAAATCCCGCGGCCCCAAGTCAAACATATCCGGGGCCTTAGCTCTGAAAAACTAGCCGCGGGCGACATTGACGAAATGCTCTCCCTGCTGCAAGCCCTGCTGGCGGTGCCGCCGTCTTACCTGGATATGCTGGATATAGACGATTTTCAAAATATTCTGGAAGCCGTCAAAAATTTTTTTCCAGATGGCCCGGCGACTGGAGAGATGCAATAGCCGTCCTGGCCGGCTTTCCGTTATTTGTGTCACCCGATGTAATCGATAATATGACGGCAGCCGATTTGCAGTTTTGGATTGGCATCGTCGAGCGCCGGGCCGAAATGGAGCGGGGAGAGATCGGTGGCTAGAAAACCGCTACAACTCAAGATTCGGATTTCCGCGCTGGATAATTTTTCCGCGACGATGCGGGGTGTGTCGAGATCCGTTAGTGGATTCGGGAGTCGGTTGCGCGGGGTGGGTACGGCGATGACCGCGCGCCTCACTGCGCCGATCTTGCTCGCCGGGGCAGCCGCTGTTAAAAAAGCTGCCGATTTCGAAACCCTCCGCACAGCCCTGCAAACCGCTACGGGCTCGGCGGAGGCGGCCTCCGCCGCGTTTGCCATGCTTTCCGAATTCTCCTCAAAGACCCCTTTTCAGCTAGAGGAATTGGTCTCCGGGTTTATCAAACTGAAAAACCGCGGTATCGAGCCTACCATTGATACGCTGACGTCATTTGGCAACACGGCCGGCGCCATGGGAAAGACCATGGACGATATGATTGAGGCCGTTGCCGACGCGATAACCGGCGAGTTTGAGCGCCTCAAGGAGTTCGGCATCGTGGCGAGAACAAACGGTGACCGGATTGCGTTTACGTTTCGGGGCACCAGGCATGTCGTACGAAAAAACGCCGCGGATATAGCTGCGTATCTCAAATACCTCGGAAAGGTGGAGTTTGCCGGCGGCATGGAGCGCCAGGCCGCCACCCTCCACGGCGCATTTTCCAACCTCCGGGATTCGGTGTCTGTCGCAATGGGTAAAATAGGCGCCGATGTTACCAAAACCACCAATCTTGACGATCGCGTGCGGAGGTTCGCCGAAGGGATAGGGGGGTTATCCGAAAAATTTACAGCGCTGCCGGAGCCTATAAAGGAGCTCGTTACATGGGCAGGCCTCGGTGTGGCCGCCTTCGGGCCGGTTTTGGCGGGCCTGGGGGAGGTGGCGATTGGAGTTGGTGTGCTCATTGCGATAGCCCCTCAGATCATCGCGGGATTTGCCGCTATTGGCACTGTCGCCGCGGCCGCGTTTGGCGCCCTGATCAGCCCCATTGGCATAGCTATTGCGGGTGTTGTTGCCCTCGGTATCTGGATTGCCGATATAGCCAAACGCGCAGACAGATTAGCGGAGGGTTTTAAAATTGCATTTCAGGATGTGATCGGCTCGATCAAACAGGCGGGAGAAATGTTGGCGGGCGTGTTGGAATTCATGTTCCCAGGGATAACGAAACTCGGCGAGCTCATCATAGACGCTGTTACGCTACCTGCAAAAGCCACCATAGACGCCATTACGCCACCTGCAAACCACCGCGATGTCGGCGCGCACCCCCTCAATATACTCGGCGCTGCACACGCAATGACCAGTGCCGCCATTCCTCCGCCAGCGGCGGTACCTCCTGCACCCGCACCCGCACCTGCTCCGCAATATCCACGCTCAGTCGTCGAGGTTGTTTTTCAAAACCCGCCACCGGGGATGCGAGCCAACATTACGCAGAATGATGATATAGATGTGGCGATCGAGCAGGGGCCCTCTATGATGGTGCCGTACTAATGTGGCGGGACCGCCTACAGGCGGCGTCATGGAAAGGCGTGCCGTTCCACGTTGAACAGCACGAGCTGGAGGTCGGCCGGCGTCTTTCCGTCCACGAGTATCCCCTGAGAGACACACCCTACACGGAAGATCTCGGCAGATCTGCCAGGCGGTACGCTGTTACAGGTTATCTAGTTGGCGATAATTATATGTCAGTTCGCGACCGGCTTATTGAGGCCGCCGAGTCAGGTTCTGTTGGTGAGCTCATCCACCCCTATATAGGGCGCCTGAACGTATACTGCAAAAAATGCCGAGCCAGGGAAACGACCTCCGATGGGGGCTATGTGTCTCTATCTCTGGAGTTTGTCGAGGCCGGCGACCGCATCATGCCAACAACCGGCGCCGTGCCAACAGATCGCGTTGCTGCGGCAAGGGACGGCCTGGTCGCTGCGGTCAAAAAGGTGTTCGAGGAAAACCTGCAGATAAGAAATGTTCAGGGGTGGGTGCGGGAGGCGCACAGCAGCAATTTCAGGCAGTTGGGCGAAGTCCTGGAGGCGGCCCAGCTCACGACCAAATACGGAGTGGAGACCGTAGCGTCCGTTGTTGATAGCGTCGCATCCTGGTCTGCAGATATCCGCGATTTGATTGCTCTGCCGCAGACGATTGCCCAGTCGGTCAGCGGCACCGCTGACACGGCGATACGAGGCATTTTTGGCGTCCGGACACACACAACGCCGCATAACGCGCGTCGTTCCCTGGAGGCAATGGCAAATTACAGTGCCGAGGAAACACAGGGACACGGGGTTGTGGCCCGAACAATTAACGCCAACGCTGCCGTTACCACCGCATTTGTCCGAACGCTCGTTATTGCAGAACTGGCGCAGGTTTCCATTGACGCAGAGTACGGATCATACGACGAGGCGGTAGCCGCGCGATCTGTTGTTCTTGACCTGATTGAGGAGGCCATACAAAGTGCTGCCGACGATCCCGTTTATGCCGGCCTGCTGGATCTGCGGGTCGCCGTCGCCGAGGGGCTGCCGGACCCCGGGGCGCGGCTCCCGCATATCGACGCAGTTACGCTCCCTGAGTCTCGGCCATCGTTAGTCGTAGCCTACAGGCTCTATGGCAACCTGGATCGGGACCAGGATATAATTACCCGTAACGCCCTGCGGCACCCGGGGTTTGTCCCGCCCGGAACGGATGTATACGTTTTACGGCCGGCCACGACGGGGGCGTAACGTCTATGCGGGCTATTATTGATGGTACGGCGTTCGAAGGGTGGACGGCGTTTTCTGTCTCGCGATCAATCGAAACGCTTGCGGCTAGGTTTTCGCTGGGCGCCACGAGCGCCGCATCGCTGCCCGTAAGCCGCGGCGCCGAGATTGCGCTGGAAATTATAGGTCAGCGCGTGCTAACCGGTTATGTCGACGTGGTCGAGGCCGCCATCGACGAAACAACCCATGAAATAACGCTGTCGGGGCGCGATAAGACGGCCGACTTGGTAGATGCGTCGGCCGTTGTTGATGCCCAGGAGATGCGCGATGCGACATTACGAGAAATAGTCGAAACAGTTGTTAAGCCGTTCGGTCTGGAGGCCGTTTTTGATATCGGAGGTGTTGCGGACGAGGTTTTTCAACGATTTTCGTTTCAGGAAGAGAGCGCCTACGAGGCGATTGAGCGCGCCTGCCGCCTGCGGGGAGTAATGGCCACGTCCGATGAGATGTCGAGAGTCGTTGTTGCCACCCCGGGGAGACAGCGGGCAACTGGAAGCCTGGAGATGGGGCCAAGCTTGACATTAGCAAAAATGCGGCTGGATAATGCTGGCAGGTTTTCGAGTTATCTGGTATATGGTCAACAACCTGGAGGGGATTACATTGACCCGGCTGTGGCGGCTGGCCCGTCAGGCGCAGCGTTTGACGCGGGCGTCAATCGGTATCGCCCCAAAATCATATTGGCAGAAGGTGCCGTCGACGATGATTATGCTGATCGTAGGGCTCAATGGGAGAGCGCTGTCAGGGCGGCCCGCGCAACGACAGTCCAGGTTACCGTCCGGGGGTGGTCGGAGACCGTCGGCGGCGAACTGTGGAGAGTTGGCCGACTCGTTAGAACCAGGATACCGCCACTACGGATCGATCGTGATATGATAGCGCGCGATGTCGCGTACATACTGGATGGATCGGGCGCTCGGACGACGCTAACACTGGTCGAGCCCGGCGTCTACACCCCTTTGCCGGAACGACAGAGCGCAGGAGACATAATGGATGAATGGTCGATTACATTTTTCCCGGAGCGCCATCGATAGGTTGCTGGAACCACTGATAAAACGGGTTCGCCTGCTTGTCGGGCGGGGTATTGTCAGCCTGATCAACGACCAAACGCGTATCCAGGAAATACAGGTAAAACTGATGGCAAACGAGGTGCGCGCCGACATTCAGCATTTTCAGCCATATGGACTGACATCACACCCGAAGCCTGGCGCCGAGGCGGTTGTTCTATTCCATAGCGGAAACCGCGACCACGGCCTGTGTGTTGTCGTTGATGATCGTCGCTACCGACTCAAAGGCCTGGCGCGCGGAGAGGTTGCCCTGTATACAGACGAGGGCGATTCTGTTATAATGCGCCGCAACCATAAAATTGATATCCAAACCGGGACCGTCAGCATCACGGCCGACGCCGTTAATGTCAGCAAAAACATGACGGTAGAAAATGACATGACGGTGAACAATGACATGGAGGTGAAAAAGAACATGGCGGTGATCAACGGAAACCTGACGGTGGGGGGAGATATTTATGATCAGTACGATTCATCTCCAGGTGCGACGGCCACAGCACTTCGATCCCGGCACACAGAGTTTGTAGAACTTTACAATCGCCACACCCATAAAGATAACGGCATGGGGCCGCCTATCGACAAGGACACGGTGCCCGACGAATGACGGACGCGGCGTTGATCTGGAATCAGTACGGGGCTGATGTCACCGTCTCAGATGGTGATCTGCTTCATGACGATGGGTTGGCACCGGCGGTCATGATCTCCCTTTTCACCGACGCTCGCGCCGATGAAACCACGCCGCTTCCGGGCGGAGAAACAGACCGCCGGGGGTGGTGGTCGGACGCCGTATCGGAAACGACTACGGGTAGCCTACTATGGTTGGTGGGACGCGAAAAAACCGTGCCAGGGGTGGCCGAGCGCGTACGAGCTCACTGCGAAACGGCGTTGGCGTGGTTGGTCGAGGACGGGATTGCGTCTGAGGTCGAGATCGACACCGAGATCCACGCGAATTACACACTGCACGTGAAAATTGTTATCAGCCGGGCATCAACGATTCGACACACGGATTTGTGGCGGGCAACAAAAAAATACGACCGCGTTGTGGCCCAAGACATTGAATTCGATATAAAATTTGAGGACGATTGATATTGATATGCCGTTTGATCGACCAACACTGACCGAATTGATCTCCCGCACGGCCCAGGATGTCGCCACGCGTCTGAAAACTGGCACCCTGCTCAGGCATTCGTTTCTCGAAATACTGAGCAGGGCCCTGGCCGGCGCAGCCCACACGCTTCACGGCCATTTGGAGTGGGCAGCGCGCCAATTGCTCCCGGACACCGCCACTGATGAATATATGGATAGATGGGCGTCCATCTGGGGGGTTTCGAGGTTGCCGGCGACATTTGCCGAGGGAACAGCCACAATAACAGGAGAACCGGGGTCGGTGATTCCGTCCGGCACGCGCCTGAAACGGGCGGATGGTGTCCTCTACACGACACTATCCGAGAGCGTGATTGCGGCGGCTGCCACCAAGACCGAAGTTACAATACAGGCCGTCATTGCCGGGTCGAGCGGCAACGCCGCCGCCGAGACGGCAATAACCGTTACACACCCGCTCGTGGGGGTCGACACGACGGCTGAAATTGTGAGCGTACAAGGTGGTGTAGACACCGAAAATGACGCCGATATGCGCTCTCGCCTGCTGTTGCGGGTACGTCAGCCGCCGCATGGGGGCGCGGCCCACGACTACGTGTTCTGGGCGCGCGAGATTCCGGGTGTGACCCGCGTCTGGCCCATTTCGGATACCGCGGGCACGGTTACGGTATATATCATGACCGATGGCACCGACGACGGGTTCCCGGATACTACGGTGATCGAGGCGGTTCGAAAATACTTGGTTGAGGTAGCGCCGGTTGGTGCTGCCATAACAGTGAGCAGTCCAGTAAGCCAGGCAATTGACATAACGGTGTTGCTCTCCCCGAATACGGCCGCTGTTCAGGCCGAGGTAAGGGGGGGACTGGCAGATCTGATTTTTCGTGACGGCGCCCCGGGAGGCAAAATTCTGTTATCGAGAATCCGCGAGACTGTGTCCGTGTCCGCCGGCGAGTCCGATAATGCTGTTACCGTTCCTGACGGCAATGTTACCATCCCGGACAATGGCGTGGCAGTGCTAGGGACTGTAATATTCGACGAGTTGGCGCCGTGATGATCGAAAAATGTCGTACCATGCTGTCCAATCTCCTGCCCCGCGGTCCCGCGTGGCCGCGTCGTCGAGACAGCGCGATGCAAGAACTCCTGGCTGGCCTCGCGGTTGAGTTGTGTCGCGTCGAGGCCCGCGTCACCGACCTGCACAATGAGGCGCAGCCGCTCCAGACGACAGAAATGATATCGGATTGGGAGCGCGCCTACGGCCTGCCGGAAAAATGTTTTCCGGCCGTTATGACGCTGGAACAGCGCCGACGGGCTGTCCGAACGAAAATGTCATCCGTGGGCCGCGCGGACCCGAGTTATTTTGAGGAAATGTTGGAAAAACTCGGGTTCCGCGCAATAGTTGAGCGCACAGTACCCGGGAGACCACACTATTGGCGTATAAACCTGCCTGCAATTGCAGAGCGCGACGTGCGTCATTTCCGGGCAGGTCGGAGCCACGCGGGTGACCGGTTGCGCGAGTGGGACGCCCTGAGCAAGGCCGGCGAATGTGTGATCAATATTTATAAACCACTGCACACTCGCGTTGAATATGAGTACGATTTGTAGGTTAAAATGGATAGAACATCTGCCGATGGACATATTAATCGTCGATTTTATGACGGCAACCTGGACACCAACACAAGATCCACAATCCTGGACGCCACCTGGCTAAATGGTGTACAGGAGGAGCTGATTGGGATTATCGAATCTGCCGGAATTGACCCGGCGGTGTCCTATCAGAATCAGGTGTTGACCGCCCTGGCGCGCCACGCGGCAAACATGAATTTTTATAGCGCTGCCCACAGCGGTACAACCAACACCGTGGAATACACGCTCACGCGGCAGCCACCCTATCCGCCGACACCAGCAGCGGCGGCGTATACGTCTGGCACAGCGGCACGGTTTATCGTGCCCTCTGCCAGCAAAGCGATGACCAGCGCAAAACGCGGACCCAACGGGGTTACAAAAACAATAAAATTCTACGATCACACGGGCACATTGGCCGATGTTTACGAGGGGCTGCTGATTGCCGGCACCACCGCCCTGATCGTGTTCAGTGTAGAGCTCGACGCGTGGCTATTGGACGTTGGCTCAGAACACCTGTCGTGGTCGTCAATGCAGAGCGTTGTGGACACCGCGCTGGGCAGCGGCCAGTATAATCCGGCCCAGCCGGCCCAGCTCATAAAATCTATAGCGCACCACGTCGCCACGGCGACCCACTACAGCACCGCCACAGAGTCTGGCAACACATACACCATTACGCCAGTGGACGGGCAACGGGCGAACTACAACGCAACCAGCTATCCGGACGGGCTCCGGGTAACATTTTTTTCACCAGCTGCGTCCGGCCAATCGGCCGCCTCGCCGCAGGCAAACCTGATCGACGGGCCCGAAAAAGTTATTCGTCCGGCGGTTGGTGAGGATCTACCTGCTGGCGCCATTGACGCCGGCGAGTTGGTGACTCTGACCTACAACACCAGTGCGGATGCGTGGCTCTTGCACGATCCGCACAAACCGTTGTCGGATCGCACGTCTGCAATTGGCCCGGAAAACGGCGCCAGGTTTTTATGGCACGGCGGCGGCGAACCTTACGAAAGGTGGAGCGAGCCATTCGAATCTTATAAATACATTGATACGCCCCCAGCCGATGTGTATTTTGATTTTTCGGAGGCTACTGTATTATACAATAATATAGAGGGGTTAGAAAATGATACCGACGCGCTGTTGCTAAATTTTAGCAATGCTACCATATATTTGCACCTGAGCGCAGTCGGGGCCGGGCTGGCACACAGATATATTGACGTTTTGGATGGCGACGCAAATCGGTTAAGGCGGGTTGAGTATAATTTGAGGGGACAATTAGAGTATCGTTCGTTGCTATTTGCAATCTATTCTGTTAATGTCGATGAAGCTTGGGATGCAACAGACGCGCGGCGAAAACTAAGATTTTTGTTTACCAAGCCCGATCCCGTAACCGATCACGTGGCTATCCAGTGCCGACACCTCGGCTGCGTTAGCCAGTATCAGTTGGACGCGTTTGTTGTGCCAAACATATAACAGATTTTCGAAAAAAATGCAGAGAACAACCGCTCAAAATAATGTCGCGCAACGGTTTTCCGATAACGACCCGGCAACCGTCGTCGATGCCGCCTGGCTAAATGGCGTACAGGAGGAGTTAATAAAATTGATCGTGGCGGCCGGCCTGACGCCGGATGCGGAGCAAACTGATCAGGTTTTGACCGCCCTGGCGCATCACGTAGCAACCCTGGAGTTTTACACAGCCGCCGCCGCACCGTCAGGGCCAGAGACAATCTATACGCTTACGCGCAATGAATCGACGGCGCCGTACCCGCCACAAATATCAGCGGCCCAACCCGTCGCCCATGGCACGGCAGCACGGTTTGTCGTCCCGTCCGATAGCGCCGCATCAAATAAAATAAAAATCAGCGAGAGAGCAGAGCATCCGATCAAATATTTTGGCGCCACCGGAGACGCTATCGATGTTTCAACCGGGTTTTTACGGGCTGGCCAGCTGGTACGACTCGTGTATAACAAGAATATCGCCGACGGCGCGTGGTGCGTTGATCGTGGTGTTGAAAATCTCACCTGGGCTGCTATTGATGCGGCAGTCAGTGCCGTCGGGCTATCGCCGGACGTAACCGATAGCGGGTTGTTTTTGCGGGCGTTATCTCACCACGTTGGGGTGCTGGACTATTATGACTCGGTTACCGTAACCAATTCCACGTTTACGATAACAAAGACAAACCCCGAAATGAGCCCTCTGCCGCAATACGACGCAACCGAATACCCGCTTGGGATGACAGTACGTTTCGTGGTTCCCGCGACGGCGTCTCCTGCCAATCCGGAGCTGAGAATAATCACGCCGCCCGGAACTGTTCCCCCCATCAACGGGCCCGCGCGCAGGATGCGTAGGGTCCTCGGGGAGGAATTGGACGCCGGCGAGTTGGCCTCCGGCAGCCTGGTCGCGGCGACCTTCGACGGTATGCAGTGGCTCATATCTTCTACGCAAGCCGGGACCGGCGCTCTGCCATCGGCCTCCGGCAATATTGGTATGGCGCAATTTTACAACGCGGCTGGCCACGACATCGCCGCCGTGCCTGCTGATGCTCAAGGCTACAAAACCCAACAGATCCAATTTAACGCGACAGCCTACAACAATATTGACGGTCTTAGCATAGGAGGCGGCAGCACCCAGAACACAATTGTATTTTCGAGGGAGGCGGCGATAGGGACAGCATATTTTGATTTTACGTGCAGGATGCATGTCGATTCTCTCGCTTGGTTGGTGTTGGAGGACAGCGATGGAGTCGATCTTCAGCAGACCCGCTACTCTATTTATCAAAATCAGGGTCCAGACTCTGCGACCGCTGGCGCGGTCATTCGTGCCAAAACCACCCTGTCCCACAGCCGGCGCTCGTTTAGATTTGTATACACCGCTACCAGATGGACCACTGGAGCGCATATTTCCGACATCGCGCTGAATATTACACAAATAATTGCGACCCTCGGAGAGCCGACAAATATCTCGGTCACGACAACGGCCACGACAGCGACTGTCTCGTGGCACGCACCGGCCGGAGGTCCTGCTCCGACCCATTATTACGTGCGTCGCTCGGAGGACACCGACATGACAAATCCGGTCGTGGCGTCCGTGGACGCTGTAAATACAGATCACGAGTTCACCGGACTGACACCCGGGACGACATATTATTACCAAGTGAAATCTGTGATTGAAGACACTGACGGGATCATTCACCAGACGAAGTTTGCGCCGGAAACGCCGGAATTGGCGCAAACCCAATCGACACCCTAGAAGAGGTTTTTTATGGTTGACACTTTTGATACGAGTGGCTCATATACAATTCGTCATATTCCGGGAGCCCCCGGGCGCATGGCGCCACCTGTAGTATACGCTGGCGATCAACGGGTTACGCTCCACTGGGTCGCACCGGTTTTAGATGGTGCCGACCTCGTCAAATATCAACTGCAAATTCAGCAACTGCCTGGCAGTGGAGCCTGGACCTATGTCGAGCTCGACCCACCCAATACAACCAGGCCCGTGGTTGGCGGCTTGGCGAACGACACCCAGTATGAATTTCGGGTCCGAGCCGTTAGCTCCGGTGGCGTCGGACCGTGGAGCCCGCCAGTGACCATGATGCCAGAGGACACGGCGGTGTCACCCCCAATGGCGCCAGAACCCGAGCGGACCAGCACAGCCGGTACCGCAATGACGGTTTTTTGGGCGCCCCCCACGTACACGGGCGGAACCAACCTCACATCGTACGAGGCCCGCTATCGACAAGTGTATCAGGATTCGCCCGCCCCCCCCGGCCAATGGACTGTCTGGGAAACACCGATCTTGAAAAATGAACGGTTTATAACGCTTACCGGGCTGGTGGCGAACGCCATCTACGAAGTGCAGATACTCGCCAGAAATAGTGCATACCGGAGCAGTTGGTCCAAGGGAATCACGGGGTATACCGAAACAGATACCGCCTCGCCGCCATCTCCGCCAAAACAACCCGAGGCCACGATCGATCCGGACACCCTTAACCTGGACACAGGCAATATTGTGTTTACGTGGCTCCCGCCGGCGACGACTGGAAGCACCGACATCGCGGGATACCATGTGCGTTACCAGGAGCGTGGCGCCGCGCGATGGATAACCGTCGAGGTACCTGCTGGCACGGTCGAGGTTACGATCGAGCGCCTGGGCACCTCAAAAACCTACAATCTGGCGGTGAACGCCTACAACACCACTTTGGCCAGCGATTGGGCACAGGTAGTCATCCGGCTGGACCCTCTCAAATTACGAAGTCCCGAAACGCCAACCAGTGTTACCGCTACAGCCGGAGAGGGTTTCATAACACTGTCCTGGGTGGCGCCTGAGGATATTGGTGGCGCAAAATCAGCCCGCTACGATATACAATACCGCCGGCGCAGGCTGGACCGGGCATGGTCCCGGGCGATTGCTCGGGGCGACCAGACAGAGCACACAATTTCCGGCCTGGAAAACGGAGTTGAATATACCGTGCGTATCCGGACCAATAACAGTGCCAAATCCAGCCACTGGACGGCTGTACAGTCAACGCCCAGCCTTGTTCCACTGGCCGCGCCGCCGGGCGTTACCGCTGCGGCCCAGAGTTCGGATTCTATCAGGGTTACCTGGGGCGCGCCGACGGACACAATTCCGAGCGGATACGAGGTGCAATACCGCAAAACGGGTGCAGGCGCAACGTGGACGTCTAAACAAATATCGTCCGGCCAGCGCTTGATCCTGCTAACAGACCTATCCCCGGCCGCGAGCTACGCTATCAGGGTTCGCGTTCTGGACGCTCCAAACGATCGGAGTAGCCCGTGGGGTTTCCCAGAGCCGAGATCGACGACAACCAATCGCCTGACCCTGCATCCCCCACGTGACATACAGGCCGCGCCACGCGGCGTTGATACAATACGCGTATCTTGGCGTGAGCCCGCCGAGGGCGCCACGCCGAGCCACTATGAGATTCAATATTCGCAGACGAGTAGTATGGAGTTGCCAACCCAGGTGACCCCACTCGCGCTCCAGTCCGCGACCAATCACGATGTTACCGACCTTGCCCCCGGCACGACGTATTATTTTCAGGTCCGGACCCACGATAAAAACGAGCCGCCAAACAGGGCCAGCCAGTGGAAGCCCGATACGTCAATATATGCGACGACGCAACTCCCGATCATTGCCCCGGGCGCCCCGGTCCTATCCGGTAACGTGGTCAACGGGACCACGGTTAAGCTGAATTGGTCCCAACCTGAGGATACAGGCTCCGAACCGATCGCCGACTACACGGTGCAGCAGCGCAACGGGAGAGGTTGGACCAATCTGCTTCAAACAGCTCTGCGCCAAACCACACTGCCGGGGCGGACCGCTGGCACAAACTATCAATTCCGGGTTCGCGCTAACAACGGCGCCAATGGCCTGTGGTCGAATGTTTTGCATTTGACGCCGTCTGATCTAAATGCGCCCGGAACGTTGACGGCAACGGCCCTGAGTCACCAGGTGATCCAATTGAGCTGGACCGCACCGGAGACAGGATACCCGCCGACCGGATATGAGGTTCGTCGCGCCACTGACGCCGGAATGACCGGCCCTGTGACCGTAACGCAGGGAATCAGCGATACGAGCACGCGTGAACTGGGACTCACCCCCGACACCGCTTATTATTATCAGGTGCGATCGCTGGACAACGCCAACAGTCGCCATAGTGATTGGGAGCCGGCGGCGCCTTCAACCATGACGGCCACCACAAGGAAGACCGCCCCAGAACTGAATCCGCCAACAGGATTCGCGGCGGCCCGGGCGCCGGGCACGGTAAGGACGATAGAACTGACCTGGGTAGAACCAGCTGACGGATATGCGCCCGATGCTTACCAGATCCAGCGGTCGACAACAGCAGATATGAGCAGTTCGGAGCAAGTGACCAACGAGGCTACGGGCAGCCCATACAGGGTGTCGACAGGCCTCGCCCGCGGCGTAACGTATTATTTCCAGATACGCTCGCTCGACACCACCTCGGCTCCCCCCCGGAGCAGCGAGTGGACTCCGGCCGGGCTCTCCGACGTGTCGGCCACCACAAAACCGGAACTCCCGGGAAAAGTTGTAAACCTGAGCGCTACCGATATCAGAGAGACCGCGATTCAAGTTTCATGGGAACCGCCTGCTTCTGGCGGCGCCCCGACCTCGTACTCCGTTTATTACCGCGCCGGCGCCGACGATGGCGTCAGTGCTCTTACTCGGATCGATCGTGCTGACTCCACCGCGTTGTCCGAGGTGATCAACAACCTGACGGGCAGCACCATGTATACAATAAACGTCGTGGCCGTAAACGTCACTGGCACTGGCCCTAATTCCATCATCGAGGCGACAACCATCACAGGAGAATAAAACCAATGACACCGACACACATTATTATTCACTGCTCTGCAACCGCAGACTCCGGCACGGTGAGCTGGCCGGCGATCCGGCGTTACCATGTCGACGACCGCGGCTGGTCCGATATCGGCTATCACGGCGGAATTGAGCTGATCAACAACCAGTTTGAGTTTCTGCTCGGCAGACCGTTTAACCGCCGCGGCGCGCATTGCGCCGCGGGCGGGATGAACCGGCGTTCGTTGGGAATCTGTTTTGTCGGTGATTTTGAGAACCAGGCACCAGCACCCGAATCACTCGTGCTCGGCGCAAAACACGTGGCCGGGTTATGTGCGATTTTTAATATTCCGCCCGAAAACGTCATCGGGCACCGCCGATTTGATGTGCGCAAAACGTGTCCGGGATCGGCGTTCGATATGGAAGAATTCCGCGTTCTGGTAGGGCAAAGCGTCGGGAAATAGGAGGCGGTTATGGGACTATTATCATTATTAGGAGCGGGAAAAGCGGGCGGCGAAGCGCTCTCCTCACCGGTCAAGGCGGTTGGCACTGTCCTTGATGAGTTATTTACATCGGACGATGAGCGACTAACGCACCAGGAGGCGTTGACACGTCTTGCCCAGGTGCCGCACGTAGCACAGACAGAGATCAGCAAAATTGAAGCGCAGCACCGATCCAAATTCGTGGCTGGTTGGCGGCCATCCATTGGTTGGGTTTGCGGCATCGCCCTGTTTTTCTATTTTGTTCCGCAATATGCCGTAGCATCGTTTGTCTGGGCCAAGCTCTGTTTTCAGTTAATGGGGAGTGTCGGGGTTTCCGAGCTCGCCAAAAACGGTCTTCCAGCGTACCCGGTCGACGCAAAAGGATTGTTAGAGCTCGTTCTCGCTCTTCTCGGCATGGGCGGGATGAGAGTGGTGGAAAAAATCTCAGGCCGCGCAAAGTAATTCGGCATCTTTAGTCCTCATTGTCCCCATCCTCGTCCCCATCCTCATCGTCATCCTCGCCCGCGGTTGGCGGGTCCTGTGTTGTCCATGACGCGACGACGAGGCCGGCCAGTACAAAACCAATGGCCACCCAGTGTGCGTAGTCGGACGACGGCCCGGCGGTTTTTGCGGCAATAAATTCCCCGGTCGGCACGATAACATCCTCTGCGCCGATGTCAATCTCCGTCGCGAGGGAAAAAAACAGCATACCGGCCAAAAATACCGCTTCCAGCGCGTGGTCCTGCAACTCTGGCACCGTCACACGCAGGACGTCCCGCTCATCCTCTCCGACAACCTCGGCGCTCAATTGCCGCCAACATTCATAAAACCACACTACGGTTCTTTGATTGTCGGCTAGGTCGTCTGTGTCCGGTAGTGCTGTCGCGACCACACCGTCGGTTGAATCACTCCAGGCTGTAAACGCCTTGACCCTGTCTCCGCAATACGACAGACACTCCAGGCGCATGACGTAGAGCACCCGGTTAAAATCATCCGCGGGCACTGTTGTTTGCAGGCGGATGGTATACGCAATTTTTGCGGCGGCGTCGACCCTGTCGGTTACACTCGCCTCCGGTCTGGTTGGGTTGTCGGCGGTTGTCTTGACCACGTAGGCCTCAAGGGCCTTCAACGCCGCAGGCATGTGCCGCCGCTGTCTCCTGGGGATGTCCGCATCGAGATCTTTTCTAACTCTTTCTATTAATGTCTCCGCGCCGTCACTCAGGTCTTCCAGGTCTTCTAGGTCTTCCAGCTCTTCCAGCAAATCCTCAACGATATCTTTATCGATTTTTTCCGGCATTTTTTATTTATACCCATATTTTTGTGTCAATGTCACGTATTATGGAGTATAATACAAATTTAAAGATAGCGGTAGCAATATTTTTTACGTACATTTTGTAGGAGCTGGCCTCCTGTGCCAAAATCGACATTCATCTCCCGTGGCCGTTTGATCCGGCTGGTTGCACCAACCGGCGGCGTGCGTATTCGGGCCCCCATTATTGTCGAGGACACGTTCGCTGTCCCTGTGAACAACGCTATTGCCGGTCAAACATTCCAAGCGGTTGTCAGCGGTGTTGTTCGCATAGACAAGCGCAGTGGTGAAAGCTTCGGCGTCGGCGATCTTGTTTATTGGAGCGTTGTTGAAGGCGTGGCCCGGCGCGCTGAGGACGGTTTACCGCCGATCGGCATTGCCATCAGGACAGCGCAGCCCAATAGCGCCCATGTCGACGTTCGACTGGATGTTCCCCTCGCCGGAAGTCTGCCCCCTCCGGTGGAACCCTCGGTTGTTGACCGGCCGATCCTGACACCCGGCGTACGCGCACTCACGGTGGCCTGGGACCCGCCCCATGATGGCGGCGCGTCTCTGACTGGCTTTGACATCCGGCACCGTGCCGCCGATGGCGTGGGCACCTGGACGACGGTATCGGATTTACTGCCAGACGTTTATGTTTACGTCATATCAGGACTGGTTAACGATGAATCATATAACGTCCAGGTCCGCGCGGTCAACACTGTCGGCGAGGGCCCTTGGTCTGAGTCCGCGACAGCTACCACCCCCGACGTGCCAGGGCAGGTGGTGCAACTACAGTCGGTTGTCTCCCCCGGTCAGATCGTTGCAACGTGGCGGCCGCCGGCCAACGGCGGCTCGCCAATTACCTCGTACGATATATCATATAACGTCGTTGAAGAGCCGGACGCCGAAAACATAACGTCGGACGACCCGCGCGCTACAATTACAGACGCCCAGGCAGGGGAGGCATACGAGATCCGCGTCCGCGCGTTCAACGCAGTCGGCCGCGGACCTTGGTCTCAAACGCACACATCGAGGGAGGTGCCGACGGTCCCCGGCAAGGTCGTTGTTGCCTCGGTGACACCGAGCCCCGCAAAACTGGTGATCACATGGGAGGTGCCGTCCAACGGCGGCCACGCAATCATCCGCTACGACATCCAATATCAGCAGGATGGAGGCAACTGGATCACAGCGCCCGCCACCACCAGTACGTCTACGGCGCTGACCGGCCTCGACGATGGGGCGACATACATAGATGGCGGGGCTCAGTATCAGATCCGGGTTCGCGCCGTCAACGGGGTTGGCCCGGGGTTGTGGTCGGATTTGGCTGTCGGGGCAACGCCAACAGTGCCTGCCCGACCAACCGGTGTTGCGGCGAGAATAGATGTACTGGACGTTATCGTTAACTGGGAGTCGCCTGACGATGGGGGGATGCCTATTACGGTCTGGAAAATTCATTATCGCACATTGACAGGCGCGGTGGCGACGGATTCTGCGCCGGCCGCTCAGAACGAGGCTCGTCTGACCAGCCTCGAGCAGGGCGCACAATATCGCATACAGGTGCAGGCGACAAACGCTATCGGCGATAGTGAGTTGTCCGACAGTATTACGACAGCAAGTTTGCCGACAACCCCCGGCACCCCAACGGGTGTCACGGCGATCCCGACGGTCAAGGCCCTGGATATTTCCTGGACGGCCCCGATTGATGGTGGGTCGCCGATTACCGGATATGACGTTCGTTATGCTGTTGGATCGACGCCGCCAGCAGACGCCTCGGGGTGGAACACGCGCTCTACCGGCACAACAGCGACGACGTATGATCTCGATGGTCTGGCTGACGGCGAACGATACGTAACGACCGTCCGTGCGATAAACGCCGTAGGTGATGGCCCGTGGTCCGCTCCGGCCGTGGCGTCTGGAAACACCCCGACCGTTCCGGCGGGCATGCCACCGCCATCCGCAATAGCCCAGGTGCGGCGCGTGATTGTCACCTGGACGGCCCTGACTAGTACGGGCGGCACACCGATCACCAGCTACGAGCTCCGCCACCGCCCTGCGGGGACT